GGCCGACGTCGCTTGCCCGCTTCGTCATTTCCGGCGGCCTCGGCCGCCGCGGCGGGGTTGCGGTCGCGGTGAAGCCCGGCGGCGCTCGCGCCATTCCGCGCGCCTTTCTTATAAAGCTGCGCGCGGGAACGGCCGCACTCGACACCAAGTCGAACCTGGGCCTGGCGATCCGCCTCAGGCCCGGCGAGACGCTGAAAAACAAGCGGGACAAGATCAGGCTCAGCCGCAATCTCTACCTCCTCTTTGGCCCGAGCGTGAGCCAGGTGCTCCTGCACGAAACCCAAGGCCGCCAGGCCGGGGTCTTCGTCGATATCGAGCCGGAGATCGCCGACTTCCTCGAACAGGAATTCCTCCGCCTCTTGGACCTTGATCATGTCTGACCCGCTTCGCCTGCGCGTCTTGAAGGCGCTGACAACCTTGCTGGAAGGCGTCACGCCAACCAACGGCTATATGCATGACCTTGCCGGCAAAGTCTTCCGTGGCCGCACTATCTTCGGCCAGGACGACGCTCTGCCGATGCTTGCGATTCTGGAGTCGCCGGTTGCCCCCGAGCAGCTTCCATCCCCGCCGAACAGCGGGTTGAGCAACGGCAATTGGGAGCTGCTGATCCAGGGCTTTGTCGAAGACGACAAGGACAACCCGACCGACCCCGCGCACTTGCTCATGGCCGAAGTGAAAAAGCGGCTTGCGGTCATGAAGAAGACGACCGGTCCCGGAACGGGACAGGACTTGCTTGGCATCGCCGAGATTTATGATTTCAGGATCGGGGCGGGCGTGGTGCGCCCGCCAGACGGCGAGATTTCGCCCACGGCCTATTTCTGGCTCAACGTGGTCGTCGTCCTCGCCGAAGACCTCTCGAACCCGTAGGGCGTTTGTCAGCTTAATGTAGACAAGCAACACACGCTTCGAGAGGATGCACCAAGCCGACCCGCCCCGGCGGGACACCACACGTGTGAGCTGTTTGTCAGCTTATACGCAACAACGCCAACAGGAGCTTTGACCATGGCAGACAACCTGACGCTTGGCCGGGGCGAGATTCACTTCGCCCTGTTCAAGGATGCGATCTACACCCCGGCCGGGGAGCGCTATTTCGGCAATACCCCGGAATTCTCCCTCACCATCGAAGAAGAGACGCTGGAGCACTTCTCCTCGGATCGCGGCATCCGCGAGAAGGACGACTCGATCTCTCTGGAGACGACCCGCACCGGCCAGCTCGTGACCGACAACATCTCGGTCGAGAACGTTGCGCTGTTCTTCTTCGGCGCGGCCTCGGTCGTGGCCGACGCCGGCGCCACTGTGCTGGACGAGCAGCATGTCGACGTCCAGAAGGGCTACACCTACCAGCTCGGCATCTCTTCGACCCGCCCGACCGGCGCCAAGTCCGTGGCGTCAGTGACGGTTCGGTCTGCGGCGACCGGCGGCACGCTCTATGTCGCCAATACCGACTACACGCTCGATGCCGAGCGGGGCCGGATCACGATCCTGACGACCGGCAGCATCGCTGAAGGCGCGGACATCTTCGTCGACTACACGATCCAGGCGAAATCGTTCAAGCGCGTCATCTCGGGCTCCTCGCCCGTGGAAGGCGCGATGCGCTTCCTCGCCAAGAACCCGAAGGGCGAGAACCACGACTTCTACTTCCCGCGCGTTCAAATCAAGCCGAATGGCGATTATGCGCTCAAAGGCGAAGACTGGCAGCAAATCCCCTTCACGATCGACATCCTGAAGCGGACGGATCGCGAAGCGATCTACCGCGACGGCCTGCCGTACACGCCGTAAGGAGCGATGCAGATGGGTCAGTTGACCGCTCTTGGTTTTCCGACCGTCGAAGCCCAGGTCCCTGGAGGCGTCCTTCGCCTCCGGGGGCTCTCGCTCGACGACGTGATGCGCCTCGCCCGCACCTATACGAAAACCTTGCCAGTGTTGTTCGCGAAATTCGTCAGCGAGGAAACTCCTGACCTCGACGACCTGGGGGCGATTGCAGCGCTTCTTGCGGAGACCGCGCCGGAGGTCGCCGCTGATATCATTGCGATGGCGGCCGACGATCCTGGCGCCTCGAATGTCGCAAAGCGTCTCCCGTTCCCTGTCCAAGTCGATCTGCTCGACAAGATCGGGAGCGTGACTTTCACGTCCGAGCTGCCGCCAAAAAAGCTCGGGGAGTTGGTGCTCAGGATGGTGGCGGGTCTGAGTCGTCTCACACGGGACCTCCAGCCTTCTCCGAGTGGCTTGGAGGGTACCGCCGGCAAGTGAGTCTGTTGCGGTCGCAAGGCCATCAACAGGCTCTGAACTATCCGCTCGGCGCTGTGGTCGACGAAGCGCGGATGATTGTCGAACGCATCGACAACCAGATCGCGACCGAGGCGATCCTTAACCGTCAGGCGATCCATTCGCTGTTCTCGCCGAAGGCCAACAAGGCGTTCGAGAAGGACATCAAGAGGCTGATCGACAATGGCAAAGCGTGATGTCGATCTGGTAATCCGCGCCAAGGATCAGGCGCTGAAGGTGATCGAAGGGATTGCCGGAGCGCTTGACCAGCTCCAGGCGTCCCAGGACGGCGTGTCGAAATCGGCCGAGCGGGCGGATGGCCTGCTCGGCCAGCTCGGCGATCAGTTCAAGACTCTGCAGGCCTCGCTGCAGGGCCTCAAGGGCCTGGCTCAGATCGCCAGCCAGATCGAGCGCGCCAGCGCGGCTGTGACGCGGATCGAGAGCCAGTTTGAGCGCGCCAGCGATCAATCGCGCGAGCTTAAGACGCGCACCGAAGAAGCCGCCGCCACATTGGCGAGGCTCGGCGAAGCCGCGAGGTCGGCCGAGGCCTCGTTCAAGGGCCAGGTCGACAGCCTGGCCGAATCTCGCCGCGAGCTGGCCGCGCAGAACGACCGGATCAAGCTTCTTGTCGCGCGCTATCGCGAGCTTCGCGAAGAGATTCCCAAAGGCACGCAGGCCAACGAGCAGCAGCTCGCACAGTTCCGCCAGCTCGACGGTCAGATGGCGCAAGCGACCGCGCGCCGGCAGGCGCTGGTCGAAGTCATCGAGCGCGGCGTTGCGGCAACCACGCGCGAGAAGGCGCAGTTGCAGGCGGCCAATATCGCTCTGCGCGAGGCCTCCGCGCACCACCGCAATCTTGCCGTAGCCTCGGAAGAGAATGCGGCCAGCCTCAAAGAGATGGCGGAAGAGCTGGAGCGCGCGAAGCGGGAGCTGGCCGACATCCAATCTGTCGCCGACCGGGCCTCGCGCGCGCTTGGCGGTGTGGAAGCGCGGAACGAAGCCGTCGCAGAAGCCTCGCGCCGCGCCGCCGAAGACCTGCAGCGCGTCGCCGAGGCGATCAAGCGGGCGCAAGCGACGACAACGCAGCCGCAAGCTGTGACGCCGGTCACAGATCGTCGCAGCGCGCTTGCCGCGCTCAATGCCGAGGCGCAGAAGCTCCGCGAGCTTGACGAGGCGCGCAAGGCATCCATCGCCACGGTGGGACGGCTGTCGGCCGAGCTGAAAGCGGCGGTCCAGCCCTCGCAGCAATTAGAGACCGCGCTGCTCCTCGCCCGCAACGCCGCCCGTGAGAGCACGGCGGCTTTCGAGCAGCAAAAGCGCGTCGCGCTGGACATGGCCAACGGCATCAAGGCGGCCAAGGCTGTGGCGGCCGGCTTCGCCCCGGTTTTCCACCAGCTTGCCGCCGAGCAGGCCCAAGCCGCCGCAACCGCCCAGCTCGCCGGCAACGCCTTCCAGGGCTTCCTCCGGCGCCTTCTAGGCATCAAGGAAGAAGCCAATGCGGATGCCGCCGCGCTGGATCGGCTGGATGGCGCCGCGCGCCGCGCCGCGGCCGGCGTCGGCACCTGGGGCGAGCACACGCGCCGGGCGCTATCGCTTGGCCAACGTCTGCGCGGTGAAGTGCTGGCCCTGGCTGCAAGCTATGTCGGTCTTTTCAATGCGATCAACCAGGCGGGCAGCGTGGTTACCGCCTTCCGCACCCTGGAAGCGGCGACCAGCCGGCTCGGCGTTGTGTTCCAGCAGGATGTGGGCCGGGTCAAGAACGAGCTGCGCTTCATCGCCGACAATGCCGACAGGCTGGGCCTCAGCTTCGCAGTTCTGGCGGATGAGTATTCCAAGTTCGCGGTTGCGGCCGACGCCGCCAATTTTCCGCTGGAAGATCAGCGTCGCTTGTTCCTGGCGATTGCGGAGTCGGCTCGGGTCAACAAGGTCAGCCTTGAGAATCTCCAAGGCATCTATCTTGCGTTCACCCAGATTCTCTCCAAGGGCAAGGTCGCCTCCGAAGAGCTGCGCCGCCAGCTCGGCGACCGTATGGCGGGCGCGTTCAATCTCTTCGCAGAGGCCATCGGCGTCACCGCGGCCGAACTCGACGATATGCTGCGCAAGGGCGAGGTCATCGCCGACCGCGACACCCTGATCAAGTTCGCTGAGCGGCTGGAGAAGGGCTTCGGCCCGCAGCTTGCTTCGGCGCTGCAGACCACGACGACCCAGCTCGACCGCTTCAACAACAACATCTTCCAGTCGCAGCTCCTTATCGCCAAGGGCGGCTTCATCGAAGCGCTGACCGACGTGGTGAAGCAGCTCAACAAGCAATTTGAATCGGCTGAAGGCAAGCAGTTCTTCCTCGGCGTCGGCGCCGCGCTCGGCAATGTGGTGAGGCTGCTCGGCGTCTTCGTCCTCAATCTCGACAAGATCATCCTGGCGGCCAAGGTCGCCGCCGCCATCGTCATCGCCCGCTTCCTGGTGGAGACCGCAACGCGGCTCTCCAAGGTCAACAATCTGTCGAGCGAGACCATCGTCCGCATCAACACCATGACGCGGTCGTGGAAGGACTTCGGCAAGGCCATCGATATTTCGAACGTGTTCCGCCTGGTCTCGACCTTCGCCCAGACCGTGCGGCAGATGGACGTCTTCAACCAGAAGCTGACGGTCAACATCGCGCTTCAGCGCCTGTCGGCGACCACGCTTGGCGTGATGCGTGTCGGCCTCACCGCGCTTGCGACCGCAGCGCGCGCAGCCTGGATTGCGATTGGCGGCTTTCCTGGCGCTATTCTTACCCTTGCCACGTTCGCGATCACCGAGCTGTTCCTTGCCATTACCACGGGCGCGCCGCCCGCCACAAAGGTTCTGGA